ATGCAAAATCTGACGTTGAGCATATGATGGTCATTACAAAAGATGGCGAAGTCCATTATATGACCGACAACAATCCCAGAGGGGTTGACTGTTCGTATCTGGGTGGTAAACTGAAAGGCAGTTATAACATTCACACCCATCCACCGAAAACCACGCAATATTCTTTTAGCACAGACGCAGATATCCCCGGCGCATTCGCTGACGGTACTGCTGTCATGGAAGCGGTTGACTACAAATACCGCTATCGTTTTGTTGTACCTGAAAATATCACGTTTGAGCAGTGGGAATCCGTGTGTGAGGAAGTTCGCGAGGAGCGAAATGCCGTAATGGAAAGCAGAGGGTATGGCTTCGATGATTATGAAGAAAATATCCAGCATGTCATTATTGACGAAACATGCCGCAGACTTGGCTTGAAGTGTTATCACAGGGAGAAGCGAACATGATTTATACTCTGGAACAGATTGACCAGCTCACAAAGGAAAGCGTCCGGCGTGAAAATGCGCTCATTGCTGAATATCGGCGTACACATACAGTCCCCGGCAGAGGGGTTATTTCTACTCCCGAAATTGATGCCGAGCGTGCAGAGCAAAAGCGTCTGTATGGGGAATACCTCAAAGCTCTTGCCAATAAGGATTAACCACCATCCACCCGGACGGTGGTTTTCTTTTGCCCATTTTTTAGGAGGTACACTATGGTTACTACAGTTCTTATCACTCTGATGATCCTCGCGCTGCTTGAGATTGTTCTGCTGAACGGTGCCCGGCTGTTCTTCATGATTGCATCCGCCGTGCAGCAGGCGCAGGACGACAAATACACGCCGCACCCGCACCCCAAAAAGTAAGCTTTCATTCATGGAAATGCCCTATTTTAACCACTGTATGCTATCGAAAAGGCACAACAGTGGTTTTTTTCATGCCGTTTTAGCTCATATCGGAAGAGCGCCGGTCTCCAAAACCGGAAGCGGCAGGTTCGAGTCCTGCAAACGGTGCCATGCGGCGGGCGGCGCGTACCCCGCCCACGACCGAATACTGACAGAGAACAGTGTAAAAAACTGAGGTCTCACACACGAAAGGAGTTTCCACCATGAAGCGTGAAGACGTGAAGAACAAGATCCCCGGCATCACCGATGAACAGCTGAACTGGATCATGCAGGAGAACGGCTCAGACATCAACCGGGAGAAGTCTGCCGCCACGGCCCTGCAGACCCAGCTGGACAACGCAAACGCCCAGCTCAAAACCGCACAGGACGGCCTGAAAGCCTTTGACGGCGTGGACGTGGCAGGCCTGCAGGAGCAGGTCACCAAGCTGAAAGCCGACATGAAGGCGCAGGCCGAGGGCTTTGCCTTCGATAATGCCCTGAATGCCGCCATCATGAGCAAGAAGGGCCGCAGCGTCAAGGCAGTGCGTGCTTTGCTGGATCTGGACGCCCTGAAGGGCTCTGCCGACCGCGGTACCGACATTGCAAAGGCACTGGACGATGCCGCAAAGGCCAACCCATGGGCGTTCGGCGAGGACGGTGCAGCCGGTGTGGCCGTGGTCTCCACCGGAGCCGAGCACGGTGCACCGCCCGCCAACGAGAGCGATGGTGTGGAAGCCGCTTTCAAATCCCTGAACCCTGAACTGAACCTGTAACAACGAAAGGAGATTTCTATGGCACATGCAAGTCAGGAGCGTTACTCCGCTCTGGTGGATGCAAAGCTGCGTGCGACTCTGGTCACCCGCGACAATACCATCTTCAACAACCGCTACGAGGGCAGCCCCAAGGCCGGTAAGGTCAAGATCCCTGTCCGCGACACTGAGGTTGCCGTCAAGGCCTACGACAAGGCAAACGGCGTGGATGCCGATGCCGGCACCACCACCTATCTGGATCTGGACATCGACAACGACGAGGCCGTGAACGAGATCATCGACGGCTTCGACGCCGCTTCCGTGCCCGACGACATCACCGCCGAGCGTCTGGACAGCGCAGGCTACTCCATGGCTCTGTCCATCGACAAAAAGTCCATCGAGGCGCTGCAGGGCGCAGCGGGTGCCAACATCAGCGCCACCAAGACCGCCTGCACCGTTTCCACCGCCTACAAGGAGGCTCTGGCTGCAAAGCGCACCCTGAGCCGCAACGGCGTGCCGCAGGCCGGCCGCTGGATGATCGTCAGCCCCGAGTATCTGGAGATCCTCATGCAGGACGACCGCTTCATCAAGCAGGGCGATTTGTCCCAGCAGCTGGTGCAGGCCGGCGCGGTGGGCCAGATCGCAGGCTTTGCGGTGTACGAGTCCAACAACATGGATTTTGAGAACGCCACCCGCGTGGCCACCAAAAAGACCACCACCGAGTTCATCTGCGGCCATCCCAACTGGTGCCACCGCGTCATGGAGTGGCAGACCCCGGTGCACCTGCAGGATCTGGGCGGCTCCGGCAAGTACATCGGCGCATCCGCTGTGCAGCATCAAGGTGTCCAAGCCCAAGACCCTGTACATCAAGCGCATCGAGGCGTAAGGCCATGCTCTACTGCACCTATGACCAGTATGCGGCGGCGGGCGGTACAGTGCCGGAAGCCGCCTTCGGGGTGCTGTGCAGCCGGGCTTCCCGCATGATCGATGCCGCCACCTTTGGCCGGGCGGAGAGCCACGCCGCCGGGTGCGAGGCCTGCCGGGAAGCGCTGGCGGATGCCTGCGGGCAGATCGTCGGCCTGCTGGCCGCTGCATCTGCGGCGGGCGCTGTGCCTGGTGCTGCCAGCGTCTCAAACGACGGCTACAGCGTCACCTTTGGCAGCAATGCCAGTGTGACCGCAGCCACCCGGCAGGAAGCCTATGAGATCATCCGCACCGCGCTGGGCAGTGACCCGCACGGCCTGCTGTACAGGGGGATTCTGTGATGCAGACAGCTGTTACTGTGGTGAACCTCATACACGACACCGCCACCGAGACGGACAGGCCGGTGTGCTGGGTGTTCCCGTTTTGCAGCTGGCGGGAATGCCGCTCCACCTCCGGCTCCGGCACCGCCAAGAACCCGGAGCGCACCACCCACATCCGCATCCCGGCCAGCGTGTGCACCATGGGCTACCTGCCCTATGCCCAGTGGGCGGCGCTGTCTGCAGCGGAAAAGACCAAGCACTGGACCCTGAAACGCGGCTGGAAGCTGGTGCAGGGCGCGGTGCCTGCCTTGACCGAAGCCGAGTATGCCAAACTCGAAAAAACGCACCTATGCTGCACGGCAGCGGCTGTCTCCGATAACCGGGAGCCGCTGCTGCCCCACTGGCACGTGGAAGGGAGCTGATCGTATGAGCGCACCGGTTTTTGATTTCAAGATCACATTCCGTCCCGGCTTTCAGGCCGACATGGACGCACGGTTCGCAAGGCTGCAGTTTGCCTTTTCACAGAAAGTGGTCGATGTTGTGGACAAATATGTGCCGCTGGAAACCGGCGCGCTGAAGAACAGCGTGAATCAGGCATCCAACTTTAAGGAAGGTCTGCTGGTGTACAATACGCCCTATGCCCGCAGGCAGTATTATCTGCATGAACGGGGCACCGACCTGCACGGCGCGAAGGGCGAAACGGAACGTCACCGCGGTTCCTACTGGGGACAAAACGCCATTGCCGACCACAAGGACGAGCTTGAAAAGTTCGCCCATGATGCCGCAAAGCAGTTTCTGGGAGGGAACAAATGAGCGAAACCGTAAAGCCCACCATTGCCGCCCTGCGGGCATGGCTCAAGACCTGCCCGCTGATCGCCGACGAGCAGGAAGCCACCGGCGCGGCTTTCCGCATTGCCGGACTGGAAGAAGAATCCACCGCCTTTTCCATCGAGGACAGCCCCGGTGATCCCATCATCACCGAGTACATCTCCGGCTGGGAAATGGCGAAGAATTACCTCTTTCTGTCTCGCGGTGAGTACAGCGAGATGGATTCCGTTAACATTCAGAACAGCGGCTTTTTCGAGCAGCTCACCGAGTGGGTCATGCGGCAGGATGCCCGGCACAACCTGCCCGACCTCTCGGCCTGCGGCGGGAATAAAACCCCCACCGGCATTGCCGTGACGAACAGCGGCTACATCGTCACAAACAGCGCGGGCAGCTGTAAGATGCAGCTGCAGATGCGCCTGACCTACTACATGCCAAAATGAAAGGAGTTTTGATATGACTGTATCCGAAGCCATTACCAAGTCCGGCATCACGCCCAGCGCGTCGTATACCGGCATTGAGACGGCGAACGATTTTGTGCTGGCGTTCCAGATCGAGAGCACCCAGACCAAGGAAAGCCAGTGGATCGTCTGCGCCGACCATGTGAAGGAGCATTCCGGCTCTCTGAACGCCACCACCGAGGATGCCCAGTACATCCGCACCGGCAACGTCACCGAAAAGACCGGCACCCAGCGCACCCTTGCCGTCAACGGTGACCGCTGCGTGGGCGATGCTTTTCAGGATTTTGTGCTGAGCCACAAGATTGTGTACGGTACCGGCAGCGATATCATTGTGCCATACATCTACTTCAGCCTGCGCACCGGCAAGGGCGAGAAAGGCAGCGCTGCCATCATCGTCACCAGCGACGTGGGCGGTGCAGCCGGTTCCAAGGCCACCTTTGCCTGCGACGTGAAGGCCATCGGCACGCCGGACGAGTTTGACTACACCCCCGCCACCCAGTCCGCTGAGCCTGCCAAGGCCGTCAAGGGCTGATTTTTTTTTCAAACACAGTCCCCGCTCCACACCGGAACGGGGATTTTTTATGCCGTGAACAAAGCTTATTCCTCCGGGGCAGAACCGGGGCACGGCTCAACTGAAAGGAGCCAGAACATGGTTATTTGTGGACAGGAATTTGAATTTTCCCTGATGAACGCCAACGACCTTGACCGCTTTGAGGACGCCAACGAGCGGATGCAGCGCAGGAGCGCCGAGGAAGCAGAGCAGTTCCAGCGCGGCGGCGTCCGTCTGGGCGACCATGCACGTGCACAGGCACGCATTGCCATGGACTGCATCGACGAGATCCTCGGTGCAGGCTCGTCCGACCGTCTGGGGCTTAACGAAAACTACATGGCACCCATCTATGACGTGATCGAGGAACTGGGCAATGCCTTTTCCGCTGAGAAGCAGCGCTATGCCGCAAAGCCTTCCCAGCCCATGAACCGGGAGCAGCGGCGCGCAGCGGCAAAGCAGCAGCGCAAGCAGAAACCCGTGTCCCGCAGCGAGG